TGCCGACCTGAACGCAGTCCTCGACAATCAACCTACCGGCATTTACGGCAACCTTGGCTACGTCGAACTCTTCGGGGTGGACCGTGGGTCTGTTGCTGCGGCGGCCGGGGATGACGCCATGGTGCTCCAGTCTGTCATCGTCAACATGGACCAGGACAACTCTGGCGACGGCGACGGCGAGGCCCTGACGCTTGTCCGTATGCAGGAGGTGATTGACGGTATCAGCATCACGAGCGGGATGGACCCGGACGTGATTCTGATGAACCCGCTCGATCGCGCGCAGTACATCGACCTTATCCAGGGCAACATCTTCAAGCCGGTCGAGAAGGCGACATCGGGCGACGGTGGCTTCCTTGGGCTGTCCTACGGCGGCGTCCCCATTAAGGCGGCCCGCAATGTGGACCGGGGTCTCATGCTCTTCCTCAACACGAAGTGTTGGAAGCTCGCGGTCCTTGAGGATGGCAAGTTTGCCAACCTCGATGGCTCCGTGCTTGCGCGCGTCTCCAACCGGGACAACTGGGAGGGTTTCTACAAGTGGTACTACAACCACTACTGCTACCGTCCGAACGCCAATGGTGTTCTGACCGGCTTCCCCGCCCGAGCGTAGCATGGCTGTTCTCCACGACATCCTTCTTGCTCTCCTTCTTGCGGGAGGGGTGTCCGTGGAGATACAGTTGGTGAGGCTTCTGGCCTCCATGAGAAGGGCGAAGGAGGAGGAGACCAAGCTCCTCCTGAGCCCGCCCTCGATAGACCCAACCCCGTCCGAGATGTTTGAGGTGTTTCATGGCATGGGAAACGATAGTCGCTAGCTTTGCGCCTATGGTGCTGGACGCCATCGGCGGGTTGTTTGAGCGTAAGCCTCACGCAAAGATGTCCGTCCCAGGTGGCGAGACGGCCATATCGTCTCTCCCCTTGGCCCCCAAGAAGGGACCGCCGGAGCCGTGGTCGCAGACTGCGCTTGGCAGGTCTGCGTTGGCGCTTGCCTCTCCACTGTGGAGCAAGGGGCCCCAGGAGGGCATTGGTGACGCCGCCCTGGAGGCGGCTCAGGCGGCTCGCGGCACACGCCCGCTCTCGGAGCAGGGTTCCGCGTCGCAAATGCGCACTCAGGCGGAAAGGGAGCGGCTCCAGCGGCTTCAGCGGATGGAGAATCTGGAGAACCGACGCCGGATGGAGGCCAGGACGCAAGCCGCCTCCAGCCCAACCCACTGGAATAACAGGATGGATGCCACCCCGCCACCGGCCCAGTTCCGACTCGACCTGCCGTCCTTTTCCAGCCAGCCCGTCGATTACAGGTCTAACTCCTCGTACTTGACAGGCGCCGTGCCGGTTCCCGAGCCGCCAATCGAGGACCTGGACGACTACCGGATGGGCCTCTTCGGCCAACCCCCGAGACGATGGTAATGCCTGACTACCCTGACAACATGGGAAGCCAGATCGAGGCATCCCGCAATGACAAGACCACCTACGGGCGCGTGTGGGACCTCTGCACGATGTTCCTCGAAGGGCGCCAGTGGCTTGATTTCGACAGGGACCGAGCAGCCTATCTGATTAACCAGCGGACGCGGCCCGATGGGAGTCAACGGCAGACGGTCAACCTGCTGCTGAACATCTACCGCAACATCATGGCTCGGCTGACGCTGAGTTATCCGTCTATTGCCGTCATCCCGTCGTCGCCATCGAATGACGACATCATCAAGGCCAAGAGTTCGGAGATTGCCCTCCGCTACTACTGGAACAGGGAGGACGTGCAGGACAAGGTTCACACGGCCCTCCAGTGGTTGCTGGTGACTGGGACCACCGCCATCCACAGCTTCTACGACGCTGATGATGACGTCATCCATAGCGAGCCGGTGAGCCCCTACGACTTGTTCTTCGAGGACAAGGTTACGAACCCGCGAGACGCTCAGTGGATTGGCATCCGCAGTTATCACGTCCAGGAGGACGTTGAGAAGGCCTACCCCGGCAAGGCTGAAGAGGTCGCGGCTGCGCAGACTGGCAGCCAGGACGACTCAGGGCTTGATTACGAGCTTCACACTGTGCCGGACGACCGCGTTGAACTGGTCGAGGTTTACTGGCGGGATGGCCGCCACGCCATCCTCGCTGGCAATGTGTATCTCTACGAGGGCACGTGGAAGACCAAGACCTTCCCTGTGCAGATTATCCGCTACACAGAGGTTCCAGGCAGACTGTGGGGCATCGGGTTGATGCAGCCGCTCCTGGACCTTCAGCGCCTCTACAATGAGCAGCGCACCCAAGTGGTCCACAACGTCAAGCTGATGGGTAACCCGAAGTGGGCCATCCCGAAGACGGCTGGCGTTAATAGCTCGTCGATGACCAATCGACCGGGCGAGAAGATCTATTACAACCCCGCAGGCGGGCCGCCCTCTCAGATCCAACCAGTCCCGCTGCCTGGATATGTTTTGGACAGCATTACGCGCACGCAAGCTGAGATGCACGACGTGGCTGGCATCCACTCTGTGAGCCTCGGCAAGCGTGCGGTTGGTGTTAGCTCTGGCAAGGCCATGCAGGTCTTGACTGAGCGTGATACGTCGCAGCTCCAGGAGACGCAGACCAACGTAGAGCGTGCCATCCGTGAGATGGCGAAGGTTGTCTTGGAGTTGATGAAGGTTCACTACACCGAGCCGAAGATGGCCCGGATGCTGGACCAGACCGGCAAGGTTGTCTACGAGGCCATTAGCTCTGCCAACATTGTTGAGGACCCGGAGGTCTTCATCGAGGCGGGGAGTGCCTTCCGGTTCGACGCGCGAGATCGAGACCAGCATGTGATGGAGTTGTTCCAGGCAGGGCTCATCGACCCAGAGAGTGCCATCCAGGAGCTTTCATTCCGCACAGGCAATGCGTTCATCACCGAGCGCGTTCAGGGCCTGGCGCATGCCAAGAAGCTGCTTGAGGCGACGAAGGAGGGTTACGAGATTGAGGTCTTCAGGACCGATGACATCAAGTCGATGATCAAGGTATTCTCCGATTACGTGCGCACTGACGAGTTCTACGCCCTGCCCGAGGAGCGTCAGTTGTACATCCGCGACGTGGTCGTTGCGCTCGGCACCTCGAACCGAAGCGACGAGGACTTCCGCCGCGCTGAGGCTGACCAGCAGATCTTCCCACGACAGGTGTCGCCAGCCAATACCGGCGGCGTCATCGACGCCGTCGCGCTTGCCGGGTCGCCAGAGACCCAGGGGCAGATGGCTGAGGCAGCGCTCGAAACAACGAGCCGAGTCAGGGCCGCAGAGGACGCGCAGTCCGGCACAGCGCGAGGCCAAGAGGCACTCATTAGCCCAGTCTTCGGGGGTATCGGATGACACCCACAGAGGTCACCACCAAGTTCCGCCAGTATATCGACGAACCAGACCAGACGTTCGTGTCTGACGCCGATGTCGAGACCTACCTGAGTGACGGATATCGTGAGTTCCGCAACATGGTGTGTGACATCAACCCGATGATCTACAACGTCACCGAGCAGATGACCTTTTCTGGCGAGAGGACGCACGACCTGTCGGCGTCCACGGGTGATGCAAAGAGCCTTCTTGGCGCCACACCCACCGCCTCAGGCGGCCGGATGGTTCGCCTAAACTCAATCAACAAGGTCAATGCGGAGGGCAACGTCACGCAACGGCTTGAGGCGGTTAGCAATGTCACCGCTCTCGATGTGGTCCCGTCTAGTTATTACCTGGCCAACACCACACTGCGATTCAGCAGCAGCCTGACCGGCACGTTCAACGTGAACTACGTCCCAGAAGTCACCATCACGTGGACGGGCGGCTCACCAAGCGCCTTCATTGACAACCTCACGCCGTTCCACGACCTCATCCCTCTGCTGGCGTACCGTCAGTACGCCATTGTGGATGGAGCCGAGAGTGAGCCCATCCTGCGCCAGACGGCCACGCGCCTGAACGAGTTCCAGGAGTACCTCCAGGCCAGGGCCTTTGACGGCTACGATTACGTCCAAACCGTCCCCTGGTATAGCTAATGGCCACAAAGGCTCAAGAGGTACAAGTACTCCGAGATGGCATCCAGGCGAACGCGCCCTCCCCAGGGTCGTTCGCTCTGAACATGCTGCACAGCAACAACTGCTGGCAGGTTCGCGAGGGGTTTGGCCAGGTCACCCAGTTTGACACCGAGATGGGCGGCATCTACCAGGGCCCAGCCAATGTAGTGTCTATGGGGGAGTGGGGACTGACCAAGCACCTCGGCTCCCGCACGGTAAAGACCAATTTCGGCAATCTTCAGGTGCTGTCTGTGTTCTTGGCGGTTGTCCCGACGGGAGAGGGCGGGGCTGCGACGTACTCATTCGCGCCAATCGCTCCGATCTATATCGTGAGCATCTACGACCTCACGACCAATGAACGGTTCGAGGTGCCGCTCTACCCCCACACAAGCCAAGTGTCGGTGTCGTCCAGTTACGACGACGGGGTGCCGGATACACTCGGCGGCAGAGACATCACCAATGTCGCCACCGCTGGCGTGCAAAATGTTGTGCCGCAGTACTTCAACGCCAACGCCTCGTGGATAAAGGCGACGGATGACTTCTTCTTCTTTGAAGAGTTCAATGATATCCTGTACTTCGGAAACAAGACGGCGGGGTGCTGGGCGTACCTACCGGCGTCCTTCAAAGGCACGCGCCCGACGACTGTCGATGTCTTCAGCGACAACGAGTATGCCCAGGCATACGGCGAGTCGAGTATGATCACACCCGTGGTCCTTAGCCCCGGACTCAATCCAGAGGCCTTCGCCTACCTGCGCACCTCGGACATGCCCAACCCCATTGATGTGGCGGTGGTGCAGAACAGGCTGGTGTACGCATCAGGCAACACGCTCTACTGGTCAGACCCTGGCTATCCGGCCAACGTCACCGGCAACAATTTTTTCCAGGTGCCGTCTGAGGAAGAGATCACAGCGATCTCTGAGCGCAACTCCAACCTGATGATCTTCACCCAAAACGAGACCTGGCTCTACCAGCCATCGGTAGGGGCAATCGTCAGCCAGGGGCGGCTCACACGGGTCAGCGACACCGTTGGGTGCGTTGGCCCAAACGCATTGTGCAGCCTCGGAGGCTCGCTAATATGGGTAGACACAAGCGGCGTATACCAAGCCACCAGTGGGCTGGACATGAAGCCGATATCGGAAGACGTGCGGCCGTTCTTCGAGCGCGAGGGCATGACCAACCCGCTCACCTCGTACTTCGTGCAGTACGGCCAGACCACCATGGCGGACCAGCAGCCAACCACCACACTGAGGCTCGACCCGGAGGGTGTCCACTGTGCGGCGGTGGCGTCGATGGGCATGGTGGTTATATCAATCCCAGGGCTGAGCGCTGCACTTGTCCTGAGCGAAGGGAAGTGGTCGTGGTGGACATTTGAGTCCATGGTGGCTAACGATGGGGCGGGCAGCGCAACGGTTAGCGTCAAGCAGAACATGCCCGCCCCGTGGGTGCTTTCCTACCAGGACGACATGTTCGCGGTGGCTGGACCTGACATCCAGTCGCTCACAGACGACGCAGAATACGTGCTCGGCAATGACATCGATTTCGATGTCACGTCCAGGTCGTTTGTGATCTTAGAGTACGGCAGAGGTGGCGCCATTGACCGCAGCATCTCATACGAGGACGATAGGAAGATCACCGGGTACGGCCAGTTTGTCCCAGCGACGGCACCATCCGGAACGACCCCCATCGGCGGCCTGTACCTGGGCGACCCAATTAAGGTCCCCGAAGGATACGTGTTCCCGTCAGGCGTGGAGACGGCGACTACGGATGACTACATCCTGATACCCGTAAGTGTCGTGCCCCAGAAGTACGACCCCGGCACACTTGTCGCCACATACCCAAATGGCATTGGCTTGCTTGAGGCCGTGCTTTCCTTCGATAAAGATCACTGGCAACCAGTCTTCAATCACGTGACTCAGGCGACGGTAGAACTGATGCTCCCGACCGAGCGGGTCGCCAGCAGGACGGGGTGGGCAGGCGGTGGGTCTGGCCTTGGCGTTCTGGAGACGTTTGAGTCTGTTGCGGCGGATGGCACGCCAAGCACCTCGTCACAAGACGGGGGCTACCTCCACATGCTGTGGAATCCAACAGGCTCTGCGCCCTCGGATTATTACCACCATGACGACATGAACCTTAACTACGACAGGCAGAACCGGCTCATATACCTCCCGTTCAAGCGCATCCCAGGCAAAGCAGACGAGAATACGAGCGGCATGGGGTGGGAGGTCGTGAAGAACACAACCACAACCCCGGACACCACCATGCTGCATCTGCACAAGGCTGGCACTGTAACAAAGGTTTATATCCCTGCGCATTTTTTCAACAGGTGGTCCCTCGGCACCGACTCAGTCCGAAAGGAGGACTCTGTTGCCCAGCCTGTTGACTGGGCCTACAAGTCCACCAACGTGGGCCTCGAAGGCGGCAATGAGTTGAAGATGCGCGGCCTGTGGGCCAACCTACTGAGCCATGGCACTGGCGCAGAGAAGCTCGACACCGTGTGGCCGTATGGCCTATTCAACACGCTGGTTGGCAGCGACCGAAAGGAGTGGATGTCTCAGATTGTCGACATGGCTCCGGCGCAAGCTGCTGTTGAGGAGGTCATTGGCTCCGAGACACTCCGCACGCGGGTTCAGAAATCAGACGGGGCGCTGGTCAACAAGGTGTTCCAGAGTGGCGGCACTGATGTTGTATGGGGCAATAAGGCCGCCACCGGGTCCAACGCCTCAGACGGAACCGTTCTCATTGGCGACGAGGATACAAGTGATATTGCTGTAAGTATGTCGGTCAAGGGGCAGAGCTTTAGTGTGATGAGCTTCGGCTTCATCATGAATCGAGCCGAAAAGCTATGGCTTGAAGGCGTTAAAGCGGCGTTCAGGGTGGTTGGCGGCAGGCGCAGAAGGGGTCGTTGATGCCAAACTTCGGCATGTACAACAAGCTGCTGATGACGCACTCCACCCTAGAGGAGGAGAACGACGCCGCATACGACCAGTCCATCGAGCAGGCCGTCACGAGCCTGGACATCCTTCCCCCAGGGTCCATGCTGGAAGAGGACGCGAAGGGGCTCAACCGGTGGAACCTGGCAAGAGGGGTGTACGGTGCGTTCGAGCACACCGCCCCGCACAACATCATCCACGGCATGACCTCTGGGACCATGTTCACCCGCAGATGTGTTATTAGGGGCCACGCGTCAGTGTTTGGCGTGGAGTTCAATGACATTGATGATGCCATGGCCGCAGAGCTTGTGCGCATCGGGCATGATTCCGCCGTGAGTTTTGTCAACTGCATCTTCCGCAGAGGCGCTGCCAGCCTGTCGAACACCATCTATGTCGAGGACGTGTCTGGCGCCATAGGGTCGAACGCAGGGACCGCTGTGTTTGTCGGATGCACGTTTTTGAATGGCGGGGTGACCACCATTAATAACGTGAGCGCCAACGCAGACCTGGTGCAGACCGTTGGCTGCGTCAACGGGACAGGCAACGCAGACCTGGGCGTGGCCGGGACAATCACCGAAACCGGCACCATACACGCGGAAACATAATGGCCTGGAAGAAGAACCCAAGAGTCATCACCAAGGAGCAGTTCTCAGAGGGAACTACGATTGACGGTGACCGCATCGACAACGCGATGTCTGACGTCGTTGAGCGGGTCAATAACGTGCCCTACGGAGACCTGCGCAAGCGCTGGGTTCCAATCACGTACGTGGCCGGGTGGACGCCTCAGGCACCCGCAACACTTGAGGCGTCTGGCCCCGATGTCACAAAGAGCGCTGCGGGCGAAATCATAGCCACCCATCACTGGCCCTGGCTCCCTGTTAAGAACTCATCTGCTGGTGTCGTGACTGGCACACTGGGCGCGGACCCGGCCAATGATGGCAACCTCATTACGAACCCGCACCGGCTGAAGGGTGTTAGTGTCCCTGGCATCTTCCCTTACGGCAAGGCCGAGGCCACCGCCTCAACATATACAGAGGCGTCTGCATCCATCGGTGCCCAGTTCGCATGGGCGCGCTCGTGGTTCCTTGAGAGGCCGAGTATCCTCAATAGGATCGATCTCATACTTGAGCTTGATCACGCGTCTGCCGGGGCTGATGATCTGATTTACAACAACACGTTTAAGTACGCAGACTCCTCCGTGGGCGGCCGCCCACCTGGCGGCAAGATGAACGGCTCAGACGACCAGGGCCTTGTCATCACTGCCACGGTCGACAACGAGTTCGCGAGAGAGGACAGGAACATGGCCGATATCGAGGTGCTCCGAAAGCATTTCAATATCAACCAAGATAAGTTCAGCGCACTTCCGCTGTCCGAAGATTCGGTCACAGCGCCGACGTATTCGGACTTCTCCCCGGAAATCTCTCTGACAGCGAAGCCGATCGGCGCGTCAACGATCCAGGGCGTACACATCAAGCTAGGCGCTCCGCACGGGCTCAACATACCCATCCATCAAAACGCCAGGCTTCGGGTATCCGTTGCCATCCCAAACTACGCGGACGGCACGGGCACACTACCAGACAATCGCCCCAACGGCTGGAATCCAGACAACGACAGCGCCAACTACCCCTGGCTACAGCAGAAAATCCACATGGTTGTCACCATGTTAGAAGAGGTGACAAGTGGCTAAGATCACACGCAAAAAGCTGGCTCGCGGTACAAAGCTGATGCCGGACCATGTGTCCACGCCGCTCTCCGATGCGGCAACGCAGCTATCGAGCACCAGTGTGGAGCGAGAGCAGATGGCGGCACCGATGGCGCCGTTCTGCGTCAACCTGTCACTGCCGTACATCAGCAGCGATGCGATGACCCCCGGAACCATCACCATCCCGTTTATCCTCCCTCCCACGCAGGAGTACTTCAACGCGCAGACAAACGCTGGTGGCGGCAAGACGCCCGCTTACCAGTGGGACGCTCCGCAGGTAAAGCTTAAGTCCGTGTCATTCTCGTTCGACCAGAGAGGCGAGCCTGCCGCCATTGCCAGCAACTTCTGGGACAAAACGGGCACCCCCAACTACGGGAAGTTTGGCTACTCAAGCCAACAGGGCCGCATGTCCTACGAGGATGTGACCAAACTGGATATATCCATCTCCCTGCTTGAGAAGGACCAGCATTACTTCGGGGACACTTACCCCT